TCTTTATTTAATCTTTTTAATGCAGCTTTTCTTTTTGCTCTTAATGCACCTGACGTTCCAGCTAAATATTGTTTTTTAACTTTTTTCTTATTTGGTTTAGTCATAGTGTTTTTAAATCCTTTTCTATTAAGCACGTTTTTTTCTTTTATCTGCTTCTGAAAGAGCAATTGCTATTGCTTGTTTTCTAGATTTTACTTTTTTCTTTGATTTACCAATAGGTAACTTTCCTTTTTTATACTCTCTCATTACCTTTGCAATCTTTTTTTCTTTTTTAGTTTTCATTTAGGAAATCCCTTTCGCATGTTTTTATAAGCTTTTTTTGTAATAGTTGATTTAGATTTAGGTCTACTTTTACCAGCTTTTCTTCTGGCATTGATATTTGCATATAATCCTTTTTTCATGGTTTCATAATACCTCCTGGTTCATACCATACTTTCCTAAGTAAGATATAAAACAAAAATTTAAATTATTCTAGTATTATTTTTTTAATTGATTTAGAGCCATCTATATTGTCTTCAAGCTCTGCTTTTGTTTTTATACAAGAATATTGAATACCTTCACTATATTGTCTTTCTGCCTGACGTTTTCCTCTTAAACATGTAGCCATATTTTCTTGTATTCTATGTTCTTTTATTTCATTATTTACAATCATAAGTAAAGCTATAACAGTTTCAATCATTGTGCATAACTCCCATTACCATTAGTATATTTCATTTCTCGATTTTGGTCTTTTAATTTTTCAATATCTTTAAGAGCTTTAGATAATTGACCTTCTATAAATTCTATTTTAATTTTATTACTCATATTCATTTCTTGATTTTTTTGTAATTGTTCAACTTGTTTATATAAATCCTCTATAAGCATAAACTGCTCAGAATCAGCTGGTAAAGAACCTAATTGTCCTCTTGGCCATTTAATTCTAAACTCTGTATTTTCTTCTAAGTCTTTCTCCATTAATTGTAATCTTGTTGCATGTTGATTTAATTTTTCTATCATTTGAAAATAACCCATTGTACCAAGTGCTACGATTACAATTAAACTAGCAACAGTCTTCATAGGCATTTGGACTGCTGCTTCTTCTGATATGTTTAGAGGTTTATTTGACATCTTTCTTTTTCTTAGGTGTAAATAATTTTCCAATAAAATTACTTAATGCATCTATACCTGCAAAAAATTTATAAACTATTTTGTCTATCACGATATTTTTCTCTCCAATAATTTTTTCTTTCAAGTAATCTAATCTTGTATTCAAGTTTATCTATTCCTAATAATTTTTTTAATAACTCTAGCATTTCCATCTTCTTCTAGCTTGTCTTATTCTAGAATTAGGATCATTTCTAGTTTTAGCAGAGCTTCGTTTTAGTTGTCCTAATGATCTTGCACAATATGATTTTCTTCTCTTAGCAGCTTTACTACCAGGTTTAACTTTGCCTGTTACAGCCATAGATAATTTAGAACCAGGATTAGCTCGTCTATAAGCTTTAATTCCTGCTCTAGTCATACCCGCACCTTTTTCAGTAGGTCGATAATATTTTTTTCTTCTAGGAATATCTCCTGTTCTTTTTCTAGGTCTTATTCTTGTTCTTGCCATTATTCTGTATCTCCTGGACTGTATGGATCATAATAATTTTGTGTTGAAGAACTAAATCCACCTGTATATCCGCCACTTCCATCTGGATTGTTAAAACCTATATTGTCATCATTATCAGAGGCTATAATACCAGCTTCAATATTTAAATTTCTTTGTTTTATTTTTTCATCTTGTCTTTTTAATGCATCACCAGCTACAAATTGAGAGATAAATGGTAAAGGGTTTCCAGTAGCAAACATTAAAGCAGTTGAAAATAAATTTTGAGTTTTAGCTGGTATACCTAATTTTTCTTCTACAAAATTATTGTAAGCAGATAAATTATTATCAATTATATTACCAGCTGATTCAAAAGCACTTTCAGTGGGTTTTTCAAAATCAAATTCAAAAACACTATCTTTTTCTCCAAAAATTTCATCTTCTCTAAGAGCATCGTATGTAGATTTTTTTTTAATATCTTTTATTTGTCCATCGTCACCTTCAAATATAGGACAAACACCATTAACTGACATTCTACCATTTGGACAAACAAACTCTTGAATCATATTCTTTGTAACCTTGGATCGTTTGATAAAATATTTTTAGAAGCTTTAGGTCTAGCAATAGACTGCTTACTTCTTTCTCTTAATTGAGCTTTAGCTGAATCTTTTTTTCTTTGTTCATCTTTAACTTTTTTTAAATCCCATTTAAAATTCATCGTCCTTGACCTTTATACCTTGTTTGTTTTTTTTGTCTTTTTTCATTTTTGTTTTGAGACTTTTTATGTTTGCCAGGTCTTTTTTTTGGCTTTGGTCTCGGAACAAAATGTACAAACTTTTGTTTAGCCACTAATCTTTTTTCTTCTTATTAGGATTAAGCTTAATTATTTTAGCTTCCTTTTTTTTAATTAGATCAGCTGCTGATGTATAGTTTTTAGCTTTTCCTTTATAAAGTAATCCACCTTTGTAAGTATCAGAGACAGAAGCATTAGCTGTCATCTCTCTATCTTTAGATTTACCTTCTTCGTAACCATCATCATCAAAAACTTTAGCTTTAGTAGTATCATCAAAATCTACATCTAAGATTTCTTTTGTGACATCTTCTCTAGTTTTTTTCATCTTCTTTTTTTCCTTTTACCTTTTTTAATTACACCTCTTGCAATTAAAATATCTTTTTTAGTTACTTTTCCATCTCCAGACATATCTGGAAATTTACCTTTTTTCTTTTTCTTTTTCTTCTTCATCATTTTGCCAGTAATCTTAGAGTTCTGCATTCTACCTTCTCCTGATCCTGCGCCTGCTGTCATTTTCATTATGATATCTCCACTTCTATTTTCATTGCTTTCATCATTTTTGCATGTTCAGCTTTTCTTTCATCATCTATTTTTACAACTTCGTCACCAGGATTTTGCATTGCTTTTTTTAGCATCGCAGCATCTTCTACAGCTCCTGGAAACTTATCATAAAATCTTTTATCGGCAGCTTTAACATCTTCGACACTGAAACTCTTTACTCCAAGTCTAGGTTGCTTGCCTGTTCTTTTAAATGGGTTACTCATCTTTTAAGTCCTCCGGTGTACTTAGTTTTTTATTTAATATACCTTGAAATACTGATTGTGTAAAGGTAGGAAGCATCAATTCGCTTATAGGAGATTTAACATGACCAGCTGACCACGATATACAAGGAACTCCCTTCTCGTCCCAAGCGACTAAAGCATATCCTTTAATATCTACCTTTTCTGTAATCTTGATACATGCATCATGGAAAGCTTGAACTACTTGATCATCTTGTATAGCAATTTGTTCTTTAGGAGTAGGCTTTCTAGGAATTAATCTCCACCTATCAAGAGTAATAATGTTTGTTTTGGCGCAATTGCTTTCTTGTTTCATTGTCATCATCCTCTGGATCGTCTGGATGTAATACTAAAAATCCATCACGTATCCTCATTAAAGCTTGCACAATTGTATCATGAATATCATCATGCTTTCCATATGGAAATTGTGCTGATTCTTCTATAACATCCTTAGTCCACTTTTCATCCATTGTAAACACTAAACCGCCTTCGAACATTGAAGCTACACTATGTGTTCTAGAAACTTTATCTCTTTCGGGAGTATAAGTAACTATAGGAACTCCCGACCTTCTCATATCTTGTATTAAAGATTGACCCGAAGCTCTTTTTTCAATTAATACTTGATCGGGCATCCACTCATAATAACTATCTTGAGCTCGTTTTCTTAAATCTGGATATTCTAATCTTTCTTTCCAAGCGTCTAATAATATACACGCCGCATATGGTACATTGTTTTCATCTCTAGCTGTAAAAACACCCCATGTTGTACAAGCAGAAAAGTCAGCAGAAGATTTTGTACTAAACGCTGTATCATAAGATTGCACAACATAACCTAATGTTGGAATTTTTTTCTTATCATAAATATTCCACCAATCTCTTTTTATGATACTACCTTCTTCGTTACTAGGACGTTGTTGATAAAGAGCTTGCCATACACGTTCACCTACTGTATTTTGTATTTTTTCTAAATCAGATTTACTATAAGCCTCAGGCCACAAAGCATTACCTTTATCATCTATAGCTGGTAAGTCTAAAACTTTCCAGTCTTCTCCAGATTCATTTAAAATATATCCTGCTAAATCGTCCTGGTGCCATCTAGTTTGGATTACAATAATCTTACCACCTGGTTGTAATCTAGTATAAGCTACAGACTTATACCACTCTAAAAGATTTCTTCTTTGAACTTCTGACTCTGCGTCTTCTCTACCTTTAATCGGATCATCTATAATTAATAAATGTGCACCTCTACCAGTAATTGCACCACCTGCACCAACAGCAGAGTAAGTACCACCGTGTATAGTATGAAATCGTTTAGCTGATGTACTGTCTGATCTTAAAGCAACTTGTGGAAAAACTTTATTAAAATCTTCTCCCTGAACTTGGTTTCTTACTTTACGACCAAAGTCATCTGCTAATTCTTGAGCATAAGTAGATTGAATTACAAATTCATTTGGATTATTTCCTAAATACCATGCTGGAAAAAATTCAGAGCATAGCATAGATTTTCCATGTCTTGGTGGCATAAAGACCGCTAATCTTTTTATTTCACCTGATTCAAGCTTCTCTAA